TGTGGATTTACTAAACCGATGTGTTTCGGACTACACAACTTCCTTTCTTAAGGTGCTGCAGGATAGCGCTTTTGCAGATGTATTGTCCTCCACTTGCCCGTTGAGTCGTGACCAAATTGTCAATGGCATTGAAGGAGAAAGGTTCGTTAATCGAATACCACTGGATACCTCGTTAGGTTTCCCACTCAATACAAAGAAGACCAGCATGGCTATAGTGCATGAGCATGTACCTGAGGGAAAAAATTTCTCCTATTACGTCACGTTCAAAGATGTCATCTGGGACAGATATGAGGAATGTATTTCTCAACTGCGTTCGGGTGAGCGCTGTCATGCAATTTTTGACGCAATGTGTAAGGATGAGCCAACACCTGTCGAGAAAACCAAAGTGCGCATCTTCCAGTCCGCTCCCATAGTGTTACAATTTATTGTACGCAAGTACTTCTTACCTATTGCCAATATCCTGTCTACTTTCCCTTTGAATAGTGAGTGTGCAGTGGGAGCGCAATCACAATTGCCTGAGTGGGAAGAAATGATGCACCACGTTACACAACATGGAAAGCAACGAGTATTATCTGGAGATTACTCCAAATTTGATCTGCGAATGTCTGCACAGTCAATACATGCGGCCTATCGTGTTATGGAATCAATTGCTAGGGTATGCAATTACACTGAAGATGATATAGTAGTAATGCGAAATGTTGCAACCGATTTAATGTACCCACTTATGCACTATAACGGAGACCTTATTCAATTATTTGGTTCCAATCCAAGTGGGCACAACATGACAGTGTATATCAACTCAATAGTTAATTCCATTTTGTTCCGCATAGCATTCTTTTCCATATATCCTAACACTACTTCAAGTTTCCAAGATGCATGTGCTTTGATGACTTACGGTGATGATGCAATTTCCACAGTCTCCCCGGATTTCGATGAGTATTGCTTCGCAAGTGTACGTTCTGTCTTGCAGCATTATGACATTGTTTTCACTCTCCCTGACAAATCGGATACTATAGTTCGCTTTAGCAATTTTGACGATGTTGATTTTCTTAAGCGTAAAAGTTTCTACAATACCGATTTAGGGTATGAAGTTGGGGTTCTGGCTGACAGCTCTATTTTCAAATCTTTATGTTGTATTCTCAAATCCGAAACTGGAAATCTCAATGTTTGTGTAGGCAACATGGGTGCAGCACTTCATGAGTGGTTTCTTAGTGGTGAAAAGAAATATGAAGAGTCACGTCTAAAGCTACTTGTAATAGCCAAGCGACACCATATCAACTCCACTATATTGGATATACTCTACAAGGACAAGCTTACAGCTTTTATTGACCAGCACAGAGATGTTCTCTGTGCTTATGCCAAGCGCAATACTAGGTATCGATCGTATTGTTTGCAACATAATCCCGCACTTCTAGAGGCGTCAAGCCTGGTCCGACCTCCCGAACGACCTCAGC